CACGCCACGCCCGTACAACGAGTTTTGGTAGTAGGGCATGGTTAGGTTCTCCCGCGTGTAGCGTTTCGGCGTTGCTGAACCGCCGTGGGCAGCAAGGCACCGAACGCCCGGCCTGTGTTCTGCCAAGCCCCAGCCGTGTTTCCTACGCCATTGGCAAAGAGCCCGCCCAGCAAGCCCGGTGCGGCGGCGTCGGCGCCGGCCTGACCGGCTGCACCCGCCACGGGGGCAAAGCTGGAAAGGTTGCCGGAGTACCCGCCCACGGTGGCGCCGGCTTTCGCTGATCCGCCCATGGCCGAGCCATAGGAGGCTGCGCCACCGGCTGCACCGGCACCGCCTGCGGCTGCACCACTCAGGCCGGGAGCGCCTGCACTGCCGTACATGGACAGTGCCGTACCGATCAACTCTTGGTTGCGGCCGGTGCCCTCCTTACGGGCCATGGCGTCCGCGACTTCAGCCGGGAGCAAGGCCGCCGAGCCACGGGCGAACCCGCCCAGCATGCCCATCTGATTGGCGAAGTTGCTGTTAGCGATGCGGTTGCCCAGGTTCACGTCGGAATACGAGCCCAGCCGGGCGCGAGCGTTGCCGATGGCGCTGGCCTCGCCTTGTGCCTTGGCGCCTTTGCTGGCGGCGTCCTCCTGCACGATCTTCGGGGCGCCGTCGTCTGTCGCCGCGTTGTAGCTGGTCGGCTGTTCAGCCGCGGCCGGCGCATACGTGGCTTCACGCTTCGCAGCGGCGGCTTCCAGCGACTCGCTTTGCGCGTCCATGCTTTGGCCTTGCTGGGAGTCGTACAGGGTCGTTTCGCGCTCAGTGCGCAGCTTGTCCTGTCGGCCGGATTCCAAAGCGCGAGCGTCGGCCGCTGCATCTTTCATCGCGGCTTGTCGACGGGATTGGGCGTTCATCTGCAACGCGGTGCCTGCGACTACCAGACCAATTGCGACAGGGTTGCACATGACTTATCCCCCTACCTTGCCGGAACCTTTCCAGCTCGATGGCAAGCTGTAGCCACCGCCCTGCGCGGCTTGCGCTTTGGCCATCGCTTCGGCCACTGACTGGTTGTTCAGGTACGTGCCGAGCCCTGACGCGACGTTCTTCACCACGCCCGTCAGCGGGGTAAAGGCCGGCATGGCCGAAAGCTGGTTGGCCGAGGTCTGCGCGATGTTGTACGCAGCGTCAGGGTCAGCCGAGGCTTGCAGCATGCTGACGGCGCTGGCCTTCTGCGCCGCCATGTCGGAGCGGCCTTGGTTGGCGTAGTCGCGCCCCGTGTCGTAGACCGCCTGTTTCTGCAGCGTGAAGTCTTTATCCAGTTCGGCGTTCTTGTCGCTCGCCAGACTGGACCGAAGGTTCCCGCCGCGTGCCAGGGCAAAGGTCAGCGCCTTTTGCTGATCCCCATACTGCTGCTGGACCTGTGGCAAGGCGAAGTCTTGGTAGGCCTGTGCGCGCTTATCAAAAAACGCGTCACTGAACCCGCCTTCATGCCGGGTAACAGCCGATTGTCGCGGGTCGGTGGCATAGAGATTTTTCGGCGTCATAATCCGGCCCTTCGGTGTACTCACCGAAATGCCGCCTTTCTCACGCCTCTGGTTTTTGGTGTCGAACGTGATCGGGGTTCCCGCTTCGTCGTAATACGTGCCGGGCTGCGTTCCCCAACGCGGGTCGAACGCCACTTTCGGGGCGTTGTACGTCGTCACGTCATGACCGTTAAACAGCTCGTCAATGCGCGCCATGCCGTCACGAATTCGGGCCTGCCGGGCTTGCTCTTGTTCGCGCTGATAGTCCACGCCATCATCGCCACCGCCGCCGCCACCACTCATGGCATCACCTCCAATTCAAAAAGTTGCTGCGCGGGCTTGTAGCCCAGTTGCTGCGCCCGGCGTGCCCAGCCAATGCGCTTGCTCGCGAACTGCACATGCGAGCATTGGCAGTTGGCGGCGTACTGTTTGCAGGCGGCGAAACCCACGGATAACGCATCAGGCCCACGTCCAGGCACGACGTAGGCCAGTAGAACGAACATCTTGGCGGTGGTGCTGCGCGGGCTTGATTGCGCCCGGCACACGAACACCCCAACCGGTTCGGCGTGGTCGTAGACGACAAACAGCGCCCAATGACCAGCCATGATTTCGGCGTATAACGCAGGCGCGAAATAGGCTTCGCCTTCCCGCTTGCCCACCCGCAAACACGCCTCCGCGATCAGCGGATAAACGCGCTGAAGCTCTTGTGTGTCAGCGACCGGTACGCAGTTCACGGCTGCAATTCTCCGGGTAGAAAACGTAGGTGTAGAACGTCTCGTTGTTCTTCCCGACTCGCGGGTTTTCCGACTCACGCACAGCGCCCAGCCGTTCCAGCCAGCGCTGTGCTTCGACGTTGCTTTCGAGGGTGCGGCACTCGGCGCGGTTGAACCCCAGTTCCACCATGCGCGGGATCATGGTTCGCTTCACAAAGCGGGTCAGTGCCCAGCCGATTTCGGCAAAGCGTGGCGTGGCCATCGCCCAGGGTGCCCACATACCGGGCCAAAGCTCATTGGCGCCCAGCAGGGCAATCGGCTCGCCATCCATTCCCAAGATGCACCAGGACAACTCTTGCTGAGAGAAAGCAATCGGCTGCGCCAATTCGCTGGGGTCGTGGGTCCAGTGGGTGGCCAACACTTCGGCACGGTCCTGCAGCCGCAAGTGCTTGCAGACGTACAGGCAATCCCTATAAGCCGGTCTAGTTATTCTCATGCGACCGGAAATGGATTGCCAAGTTAGCGAGTCGGGCATAGCCATCGGATCGGCCTTTTAGCGTCAGGGAAAAGTGCGTGGAGTCGCCCACGACGGCACAACGGCCTTGCTCGCCGTAGGTGCTGCCATCGAGTTTGGCGAGCAGTTCGCGGACCTGTGGGTTCTTCGGATCGAGCGCCAAATAAACATCCCAATGCCCCTCGGCGCCCACGTCCAAACCCACGACGGCTTTTTTCGCGGTCGGGATTTCAGCGTCGAGGAACGGCAGTTCGACTTCGTATTCGAAGGCTTCGGCAGTGTCGTATTCCGTGGCGGACTGGCCACCGTAGAAGCACAAGCGGTCGCCCACCCGTGCCACCAGTTGCGTATCCGTCACCGCCCAGTCCGTGACCACACGGTCGCTGCCCAATTCCTCAAGGTCGTAGGTGGTCCAAGCGCTGACCTTGGCCCCCGGAAAGTGGCTGAACACGTAGACCACGGGGCCAACTGCTAGCAGATAGCGACCTTCGAAGGGCTCTGCTATCGACACAGAACGCGCTACCAGCGCTTCGTCCAGGGAATGCGTGAAGGCCAGCAGCTCGCCGTCAATGGCTGAGCCCACGTCATCGGTGCTGGCCATGTTCGAACTGTCCCGCGCACGCAGCGAGCGCACGCCAGACTCCGACATGAAAAACACGTCGATGTCTCCGAACGCGCCCAGCGTGCGCGGCGCTCGCGTGCCGATGTTGGCCAGCACTTGGTCCTGCTTGTTGTTCGCGGGGTCTGCGTCAACGGTCCAGATTTGCACGTTGCGCCGGGAGAACACGGCAATGCGGTTTTGGTAGACCGCCAAGCCCGTCAGTTGGCTGGAACCGCCGTCTTGGGTACTCATGTTGATGAACCCGGCGCCCGTGTGCGTGGACGCCCATGCAGTGGGGTCTGGCACGGCCGGCGTACCGGTGAAGCCCGTGAAGTGCATCAGGCTTTGGTTGGTCGCATACATCTTCTGGCCCAGCGTTTTCACAAACGTCGCTGTACCGGCTGCATCGCCTCGCAGGGTGGCGGCCACCACGCCATCGAGCGTGATGGTAAACGTGTCCTTCGCTTCAAACGTACCGCCAATGGTGAAGGTGACAACTTGCGCCATGGCTGGAACGCTATTCACCCCGCCAGACGTTGCCGTCAGCGCGCTGTGCGTCACGTCGCCGCCCACGGTCACAACCGGCATCAAGCCATTGCGCGACGTGCCCAACACCGTCGCGGTAAAGGTCAGGACGTTGCCACTGACCGACGCGTTCCAGCGTTCGGTCTGGCTGGAGGCGTTGGCGGCGCTGGCCACGGCACTGGCCGTCGCATCGTTACTTGTTACCCAATTCACCGGAGCAGCCAGCAGGGCAACCCCGCCGATGGTGATCTGCACAACCCGGTTAACACCGGGGTTCGCAGTGCCGCCAGTGATCGAGAACGAGAACGTGGCGGGCGCAGCAGGCACAGCGGGCGCAGCAGCCTGGATAAGCGCCGGAGTAATTGATTGATCGTTTATCGCGCCACCGTTTACGGCGGAGGCGGAATAGGTGAACGGAACGTTCGCCGTGGCCGCGGTAACGGTGATGACGCTGCCGGTGGCGCTGGATGTGAAGTCCGCCAGAATGTCGATCCGCGCCGCCAGCGCCGTGGCTAGTGCTTGGTTACTGGCCACACCGTTGGAGATAGCGTCCCATTCCGTGACGCGGGCGCCATCGTAAAAGTGGTAGATGCTGCCGTCTGTAAACTCGGCCACCACGTAGATTTTGCCGTTGAAGTTGTCCGTGCTGAGAATCCGCACCAGCCCCGGAGAGCCCGGAGCCACCAACCGCTGGTAGTTCACGCCAGACGGGACCGCCACGCTGGCCGCCGTGCCGAACACGTACAACTGGCCCCGCACTGACGTGCAGCCCTTGGTCTGACCGGCTGGCAATGTGTAGACCGGCACAAAGAGCTTACGCACTTCGATTTCGGCACCACGGGTCAGGTGGACGTTACGCGCCAGACGCAGCGAACCGGGCGGGGCGGTGTACGCGGATTTACGCGTGTCCAGTCCCGCTTGGAAGTTGCTGATAAGCAGGTAAGCCATGGCTCAAGTTCCCGGCGCTTTGACGGTGATCGGCTGCCACGTCGGCAGGGGCGCCGCAATGGGGAACACGCTGCTGCGCTGGCTGTTGCCCTTCACCTTGAGGTAATGGGAATCGGCCAGTTGCAGCACAATGTCTGCCGCGGGGTCTTTTGCGCGCTTGAGCCACTGGCCCGCCGCGAACAGGACAATCAATCGGTCATCGAGGTCGCACCGGTCTGCATCGGCTTTCAACGGACGCAGATTGCGCAGCCCCGTGAATTGGAGCTGGCAGCCTTGCTTTTCAGGCATCGGCCAGACTTCATACTGGCCGTCGTCGTAGTATTGCCATGACCGCACCGGGTCCGAGCGCTCGTTCTGCGCGCTGTCGTACTCGTTGCGCATGCCGGGGGTAATGCCGTAGCTGACGTGGCACCAGTCGTTTTCCGCTGATTCGCGGGCAACCGCGTATTCGATCCGGTCAGGGTTCAGATCAGGCGGAAAGCTGTATTGGTATTCGCCGGCCTGTAAGGCTTCGGCACGGTCGACGCGCAGATGCGGCCATGCCCAGCCTTCGTACAGGATGTCTTGGGTGCGCCGGAGGGTGGTTTTGATCGCTTCCAGGGTGTTCTGCGACAGCGCCGCGGTGGAAGCCAAACCCGCTTCGTCACGGAACATCGCTACCAGTTCGCCCAGCGTGGTGCCCCGTGCCATAACGTTTTACTCCCCGTCGCCGCCGCCTAACAGAGCGTCAGACGCGTTTTGCTTGCCCGCCTTGGCGGCCTTGGGTGCTTCGGCTTCGGCCTTTGGCGCCGGGGCTTTTGGCTGTTCTTCCAGCACGTCGACGCCAATGTCAGACAGGCTGGTGGGCAGTACCGGGTTGCGGCCAGGGTAAACATCGTCCACCAGTCGCTTGCCTTCTTTGCTGACGTTGCTCTGGCCATAGAGCATGCGCAGACGGTCCAGCTCGTCAGCGGCTTTCGTGTTGGCCTTGTAGGTCGGAACGATGGTGGTGATCGCGTCTTCACCATGGATGGCGCGCAGCAGGCTGATTTCAGCCACCGTCACGTCGTCCTTCCAGACGCTGTGGTAGACGTCACCACTTAGAAAAACCATGCAAGAGCAATGTTGCATAACGCCTCCGATCACAGAAAAGGGTTGTCCAAACGTCCAGATGTACACGTATCACCCTGTACAAATGGACATTTGGACAATTGAACATCAAACGATGGCAACAACCATCGAGGTGTTCAGTTGGGTGGCCACCAGCGCGCCGGCCCAAGTGAAGCTGCGGTAAATGACCATCTTGTCGTGCGGACGGCTTGGGAAATGCTTCTTCATGTCCTCGCCTTCAATCGGCATCAGCTTGAACTTGCTCATGTCGATGAAATAGCAATATTTGGACTTGCCCAGGGCGTCCAGCGTTGGGTCGTACTCGAAAGTACCCAACCCGTTCAGGGTCAGTTTGCCCACGCCTACGTCGCCGCCTTTTTCGAAGCCCGTCTGCGAGTACACGCCATGGGCGGCGTATTCGCTTTCGATGGCGTCCAAGAAGTCCGAGCCACACAAGATTTTGTACTTCGGAGTCCCGTAGCGGGTCAGTTGGCGAACCTGTTTGCGCAGCGTGTTAATCAGCGCCTGCGTGGTTGGGTTCGGGGTGATCGCGCTGGCACCGGCCAACGACACGTTCCGCCAAAGCGGTTGGGTCGCACGGTCGATACCGGCGACGGTGCCGGTCGCTACCACGTCGGAAATGAAGTACGGGATACCCGGAAACTCTTTTGCCGACTGGGTGCCGTCTTTCCACAGGATGTTGTTCAGGCCCACGGCGAAACCTTCGGCCGCATCATCCAGTTTTGCCTGCAGGATGTTGGCCAGCATGGTGACTTCGCGCTGGCTGTGCTCAGTGGTCTGCGCGCCGTTGGTGTCCACCACGGAAATGCCGTCGCGCAGCAATTCGTCGGTGGTCATGGTGATGCCCAGGTGCAGCATCTTCCAAGTGAAGGTCAGGGTTTTGATCGGCGTAGGGTTGGTGAAAGTCAGGGTGTCGTCCGAGTTGAAGCCTTGGACGGTCGACTGAGTTTCAAAAACCGGGCGCAGCGTGATGTTGCCCTTGCCACCTGGGAAAGTTTTCTTGCTGCGCATCATCGCGTCCAGCAGCGGTTTGCTCTGGATGTGCTGATAGAACAGCTTGCCCTTGTCCATGTGGTAGTCGATGGCGGCCGCGGCCACGTTATCGATTACGGCTTGTGTAAGTGCCATGGTGAAGACCTCGCAGAATTACGCGTGTGTAAATCCTGCGGCTGACAAACAAGCTTCTTCGAAACTACGCGGAGCGGGGGTTGCGGTTGAAGTGCCAAGCGCCAAACTGCCTGCCCCGGAAGGCCGGATTTCAGGCTTTTTGTTCAAAGCGCGCAGCGCCTTGGTCGCTTGGTCATAGGCCATTTGTGCGAGTTGCACGGCCTGCTCTGGCGTTTCCACACGGTATTGCGTGCGCAAAAGCTTGAGCTTATCCACCACAAACTGCTCTTTCAGTGCGTAGTCTGGATCGCTTGTTCTAACCTGCGCTTCCCATTGGCTGACGGCTGAAACCATGCCTTGCCGGGCCTGTGCTAGTTGCTGCTCAGTCGCTTGCTGGTCGATGTGCTGGCGGTATTGTTCGTTCTCGGCTTGCTGACGCTGCAGCAGGTTGCGAGTTCGTACCGTTTCGCGGGCGATGTCTTCGGTGGTAAAGCCTTCGTCGACTTGGCGTTGCAAGTCAGGCGGCAGGACATTTCCCAGGAAGGAATCGATTCGGTGCAAGTGCGTTTGCAGCGCTTCACGGGCGGCAGCGGGATCGGTTTTCATCAGCGCCATGATCTTGAAGCCCTCGATTACCTCGGGAGGCTGCAAGCCGTTGTCGCTCATGTACTGTTCGATCAGGCCGTATTCGTCAGCGCGGGGGCGCAGTGCTTCGACTTCCTGAGAAATGGCTTCCACCTTTTCCCGGTACTCGTTGCGAGCCGCGACCATTTTTTGCCAGCGCGGGTGCTTGCCGAAGGGTTCCCCTCGGTCCTCACCGTCGTCCTCTTCCTCGTCCGTGCCCGACTGGTCCGCTTTGGCGGGGGTTTTCGGGTCGGCTGGAGTTGGTGCGCTGCCTGCGTCCGGTTTTGCTGGCTGTTCCTCGCCCGCTACGGGCTTGGTGTCGGGGTTAGCAGCTTGGAGTGCGGCCTCCAAGAATTTCGCGTGGTGCTCTGCTTCACTCAGCTCAGGTTCCGGTGCAGGTGATTCGGCTGGTAAGTCCGAATCCACGGCCGACGACGCCGCTTGCCCTACGTCTGCGATTACTTCTTCATCCACTGGCGAAGTGGCCATATCTACGCCCCTTAGTAGGCTGTACGAATGGACAACTGGACAAATGTACAAATGACCAATTGAACATCGAGAACGAATCTATGGGCGCAGTATAGCGCTGTCCGCGACGGACGCCAGCGGACAGTTATTTTTCAGGATGGGATTTTTGAGGGCGAGCCAGACACAATCCGTCGCAATCGGGCGGATTCAGTTTTCTCACTGTCCACTCCCAATCAAAATCTGCGGGGTCTAACCCTTCTGGATTTTTCAGATTTCGCGTAGGACCGCTTGTATTCCAAGTCAAGACCGCTTTGGCGTTCTGTGAGTTGGCACGCTTTTTGACTAGACCGGATGGTGGGGGCGGTGGTGAACGCCGGGCACAACTCGCCCTATAGCTCAGGGCGAGTGTTCACCAGAAAGGGCATTAGACCGGACGGAGCCGGGCGTATGGAGCCTAACCGGGGCCGAAAGTGGGTAGACTTTTGGCAAGCTGAGAGTATGGCCATCCGCGCCACCATTTCCGGGTTCTCAGCTAACAGTCCAGGGGGCGGTGCTTGCAAGGGAATACCCCAATCTACAAGCCATGCAAACCTGATTACTGCAACTCGTTCCCCTGCGGGTCTGAAATGAGGGACCACGGTATCCGCATAATCACCGGCCTGCGCGCCGTCGTCTCTTGTCCTTCCACCCACGCAGAAACGGGTGGATCAACGGAAGTGTGAAGGGCCATCATGGGCTTGCTCAGGGTGTAGTAACCCCGTAGAATGTCCAGACGGTTCACGCCCAATCCCAGCCAAGAGATAGAGTCCCGTGATCCAGTGAACAGAAGCCCTTGCAGGGGCGACTGTTCAAGCCGAAGCCCGCTTATGCGGGCTTTGTGCTTTCTAAGCTTCGGAGATTAGCGATAAATGGCCTTTTGCTCAAGCGGTTAGAGCAAACTGTTCTTGGAAATTGTAGGACAGTCCCGTAAGTGCTACAGAATGTAGTTGCGCTGGCCCTGTGCTGTTTGCGACACTCTGTCGTACTCACACGGAGGTTCTGCCATGAAAACCGCGTTGTTCTGCTCGACCCTCACCATTGCCCTGGTTGGCTGCACAAACGATCCCGTCACCAATTACCAATGGGCGCAATTCGCCCATGGTCTGAGTGCGGCCGCGGGTCAGCAGCAAGCCGATTCCGACGCAGCGTTTTACTACCGACAGCAGCAACTGCAGCAGGCGACTCAGGCGCAGCAGCTCCAGAACATCGCGGACCAGATGCCCCCAGCGCAGAATTCCAGCGGCTGGTGGTAGACAAACCGGCGTGCGCTCAGCGACACTTCGGGCCGGGTCGCGTTGCTACCGCTCTCACTCGGTAGACGCACACTGTCCTGTGCGGCACTACACGCAGCCCACTGAAAACCCCATCCGCCGCCAGCGTCATGGGGTTTTCTTTTGCCTAATTTCCCATCGGGTTGCCGCGGGCCATTTCGACGACGTTGCCCGGCGTGGTCGGCGGCATGCTGGATTGCTGTGTGGCGCCCGGTCCCATGCTACTGCCGGCTGGCGGCTTCGGTGCGTTGTTCGCCCCCTGCCCCCCTTGTTGGTTGGGGTCCGTGCCCGGTGCGCCCGTGCTCGGCTGGACTTGTTGGTTCAGCGCCGTGATCGATGGCAGCGATTGCGCCACTGCATCTGTGGTGTCGATTCGGTCGTCAAGGCGCTGCACGACCTGCTCTGCCAGCCACTGAGGCTTAATGCCAGGAATTTGCATTAGTAGCGGTGCTAATCTTTCCATGTTCTGAATCTCGGCCGCCTTGTTTGGTCGGCCGCTCGATCCCGCCTTGATGTTCAGGGTCAAGTCTTGCGCCACTTGCTCACGGCTCAGGTCTGGCCAGACGGCACCGGGACCAGCAATGCGCGTCACTTCCTCCGGTGACATTTCCAGCAGCAGTACATGGCTGGCGGCCTTGGCCAGCTCGGTCAGGAAGTCGTCCAGGTCATCGACGTTGGACCCCTGCGAAGTCATGCGGCTGGACTCGGCAATGCTGGATTCCGTGGCCGTCGAACCACTGGTTCCACCCAAGTTGGCTTCCTGCGTGCCCACCACTTTCAGCAGGTCGGAGAAACACGAATCGACCTCGTACAACGCTGGGTCGACCGGGCTGTAAGGCACGCGCTGCAATACCGAATCGATGGACGTGCCCGGCACCATGCCCGACAGCTCGATCACGGAATGCGCCGCCGATGCAGTCAGATTGGCTTTGTCCTGCTCGTCCAGCAGCCCTTTGGGCACGGCATGTTTTGGCCGCGCCGCGTCCAGATGTTCGCGCATCCGCTGGCGTCTGAGGTTGTAATCGACCTGCATGCCGCGCATCAAATGCACGTCCGAAGGCGGGAAAATGCTGTCCTCATCTTCGGCGTCATTGAACGTCAGCACGAACCATGGCCAGAAGTTTTCCAGCGTCAGCGGTGGCGCTGCAGGCGGCACGATGAACGACGGATAGCCGGCGCAGATGGTCATGCACATGCCCGTGGCCTTGTCGTACAGCTCATAAATCGCGCACAAATCACCCTGACTGCGCTTGTCTTCTGGCCCGTAGAGCAAGGTATTTGTGCTGGCGGACTCGCCTTCGGAGGTGTGCGAGTTGTAGTTGCTGGCCACGTCGATACCGTAAATTTCCTTCACGTCGTCGCATGACAGCATGTACTCCTGCGCCACCCAGCGAGCGCCGACAAAGCCTTTCAACTGGCGGCACCGTGGGTCGACGATCAGCGAAGTCGATGGCGGGAATTCAAAGTCCAGCCCTTCTTTGACCAGCATTTCAGGCGTCTGGTCAGCCGCGGCCGCCATGCGCAACAATTCTTCAGATTGTGGGTCGCCCTGCTCAATGTTACCGTCTCGTTGCTCCAGGCCAATGCGCTCTGCCCGGCGAATAGGCTGTGTGGCGTCCGTCACCTTGTCGACATCGCCGGGCAGTTTTTCCATGAACCGGTGATAGCCCAGTTTCGTGTAGCCCACGCCCGTGGTGATGGTCCGGCGCACCAGTTGTTTCATGCTGGTTTTGAACGGCACCGCCTGTTCGCCAATCTCGTATTCGTAGACGATTTCCAGCGTCTTGCCCATCTTGTCGGCCTGCACCCGACGCATCATCCCTTCCTGCACGTCCTGCAAAACCATCTGCGCCATCTGCAGCATTTGCGGGTCAGGCGGTGGCGTGCCGGGGATCAACTGCCCAGTTTGCGGGTCCATGGTGTCCGGCTGCGGCGGCATCAGCGCCTGCTTAAAAGGCTCCAGGGATTCCAGCGAACCATCCCAAATCTTGAAGTCCAGGGTCTTGCGGCGGATGGCAATCGCGGTCGGGTTTTTCGCGTACAGCACGGCCACTTTCTGGTTCACAGCGCGCAGCGTGATGTTGGCCACGTACCGCGGATCTTCGGCTTGCTGGTTGGGCCACTGCTCACCATGGGCGAACTTCTGATCCGCTTTCATCCGCTTGAACACGGGCGCCCATTGCGCTTTGGCCTTGCGAATGCGGGCAGACCACTGCTTGACCAGTGCGGCTTCGGCTTCACTCGGGGCAGGCGTTTGCGGTGCGTTCGGTGCCGGTTTTGGCGTGCCTTCGGGTCCGCCTTCCCCCTGCATTTCGCCCGGCAACAAAGGGCTTTGGTCGTCGTCCAACATGGCTTGCTCCTTTGTACATTTGAACATTTGTCCAGATGTACGGTTGTACAAATGTACAGCGCGTTAACGTAGATAGCGCTGGTCGTCAGTCTTCTCGCGCTGGCGCAGACGCTCAGCGCTTTC